ATACTCCTGATGCCTCCGATGGTGACACAAGTCGCAACTATCATTCACACAACCAGCTTACGCCTCACTACGAGTTCGCCAAAGCAGTTGTCAAAGGTTGCTCCGACTTCAACATCGACATCGACGACATCGCGTTCAAAGTTGACTGTGTGCAATCAACAGACGTTCCTTTGCGCATTCCCGGCTTCCCCGTGCTTCTCAACAAGCGCAAAGCCAAAGTAGCCAATAGGTTCTTCCTTATTGCGCGTATCAAGAACAAAGAGCTACAGCTTGCAGACGATGTAGAAACTTACATCATCGCTCGCAATAGCCACGACAAGCGTCTTCCTATGGAACTTGCTATCGGTAACAAAGTTATTGTTTGTTCTAATCTAATGTTCGGTGGTGACATTCATGTCAAAGCCAAAAACAGCAGGTTCGGCTTCGACAAATTCAACGAGCGTATGTTTGACCTACTATCAGAATACAAAGACAGCGTCAAAGACCTACGCTCAGACATCATCATGTTCAAGAACTGGCACATCGCGCCAGAAATTGCTCATGCATTCATTGGTCTCAACTCGTCTGACAACAACTTCGTGCAACCCGGACGCACTCACCGTGTCCACGCAATGTTCAACCAACCAGAACATCCAGAAGGTTACAGAACCAGCTCCGGTGCCGAACAATATACACTGTGGCGTCTGCTCAATGCATACACCTACGTGCACCGTGGTGAGCTTGCCATCGACAAAGAGACCAAAGAACCATACGCAGAAGGTCATTCCAAGTATGGTGAACGCACCAACGTCTGTCCGCTTCCACTCAAACGCGACTACACAAACAAATTGTGGCAAGCACTTGTGCATGACAACGTGCGTAACGTAGGTCTCAACTGGGACAAACAACCTAGCGGTTACTCAGCATCACGAGGATACATCACGCCGTAACATGGGCTACTACGACAAAGACAAGGTCGAACAATTCTTTGATGAAAACTCAGTGGCGTCCAAAGCTCAAGCATCGTTCTGGAAAAAAGCTATCCCCGCCGCTATCGAAATGGGCTTTGGTGTTCGTGAGTTTAACAATGACACTATCATCGTTATTACTCCTCAAGGCACACAAAAAGTCTACCAAGGATTCAAAGAACCGGTTTCGCCTGTCACGTTAGGTATTGTCCTGACGCACGCTATCCTATCGACAAGCTATCACTAAAGGGGTCAAATGACCATCAAGGCTCTAGAGGACCGCATCGGTTCTCTATCAAAGCCTAGCAAAATGCCGTGCCACGGGTATAGCCTACCAGCTTATGCCTGTAAGCGCGGCTCCTTGCTACGGCAAATTGACAACTCCGTTTGCTCAGGGTGCTACGCGCTTAAGAATCGTTACCTATTCGACAACGTCCAAAAAGCCCTCTACAAACGGCTAGACGCAGTCCTATCAAACGAGACTGAATGGGGAGACCTTATAACGCAGCTCATCAGCAAAAAGGAGAAGAGTGGATATTTCCGTTGGCACGACAGCGGAGATATTCAATCGTTAGACCACCTCAGTGCCATCAACAATGTTGCACTATCACTACCCGATATTAAGTTCTGGTTACCTACTAGAGAAACCAAGCTGTTATCACAGTGGCTAGATATACATTCACTTGCTGACAACCTAAACATACGTATTTCAGCAAGCATGGTGGGACAAAAGCCATCGAACCCGACCAAATTAAAAGACACAACAACGCAATCAAGTGTCGGGTTCGGTGGTGCTTCCCTCAACTGTCCAGCTCTACATCAAGGCAACGCATGCCAAGACTGTAGAGCTTGCTGGGACAAAAGTGTTCTAACGGTTAACTACCAACTACACTAACTATGAACAACTATTAAAGCTGTAGAGCTACTTATCAAATACCTAATACTAATACCGTATATACTGCTGGCATTACTCATATACCACATATACAACGGAACTAAATAACACAGGGGGACTTAGGGCAACTTAAGTCCCCCCTTTTTTACGGGCATACCCCAACGCACCCAACACCACGCCCCTGGGGGCCGCCCCCTTACTATCATGATTGAGTCCGCCTTACCCCACCGTGCCCTTTTAAAACGTGTCTAATTCGCGTTTGCTTTTAGACAGGTGAGATTGACGTATCTATTCTTTCGACATATGTAACAAGGCGTGCAGCGTCTAACACAAACACAACTCAACGAAGATATGCTTACCTTGGGGGTAGGTAGGTATCGTTCTAAAGTAGAAAGCGCAAAGGGGCGCGAAGCGGAAATAGAAACAAAATACGGGCAAGCACTAATGCGCAACGTGCTCCCCGCATACACCGAAAAGATTAAAGAATGGCGGGACTCAGTTACTTCCTACGCCACCCCAGCACGCTACCAAATCGACATTCAAACCATAAACCCCAAGGTTTTGTCGTTCATTGCTGTTAAATCCATAATCGACAGCATCACTAAAAAACGCTCGTTATCTCAGGTAGCTATTTTTTTAGGAGCGCGAGTAGAAGACGAGCTTCGTTGTCGGTTTTTATTAGAAAACAACGAGGAGAAAGGCAAAGGAATCCTTCTTGGCGCTAAAAAACGCAAAGGATTAAAAGCAAAGGTGCGCCATGTGCGCTCCTCAATGAAGCACGAAGCCAGCAAAGGTTTAATGCCAGAGTTCTCCAAGTGGGGCACCAGAGATAAGCTAAATATGGGATTGAATGCGGTAGAACTATTTAGATACTGCACTGGTTTAATCGAATACGTCTATGTATTAGAACGCGCCGGGAGAAAGCCAACGCGCTTTGTTACTCCCACTCAAGAACTCCTAGATTGGATTGAGAATTATAACGAGAACAGAGAACTGGTCGAACCGTTTTGGTTACCTAGTGTCGAAACGCCTGAGCCTTGGACAAACGTATGGAAGGGCGGTTACCCGGACGATGAAAGATTACCTCCAGTATCTTTTATCAAGAGCACTAATATGGATTACCTCCGCTCCATCACCGGAGCGCTTGAGGAACCCATGGAAGCCGTCAACCTCATTCAGCAAACTCCTTGGGAAATTAACTCAAGAGTAAAGGATGTCATGGAGTGGGCGTGGGATAACAACGTCACCATAGGAGACATTCCTAACCGGAAAGACGAAGAGTTCCCTCCGGTTCCAAAAGACTTCAAGACAAACAAGGAAGCCAACACAAACTGGCGCAGGGCTGCTGCAAAAATCTACGACCTCAACCTGTCCACAAAGTCGCGCCGGTTGTTAACTGCAAAGGTTCTTCACCTTGCTCAAAAGTTTGAAGGTAATCGTTTTTTCTTTCCCTCTAATGTTGATTGGAGAGGGCGCGTATACAACATCCCTGCGTTTTTGAATGTGCAGAATGCGGACCCGTCCCGGGGTCTCTTGCAGTTCTACCGGGATGAAAAACTAAAGACCAAAGAAGACGCCGAGTGGCTCGCAATACACGGGGCAAATACCTACGGGTTTGACAAGGTTACGTTAGAGGAGCGCGTGCAGTGGGCCTACGACTACGCCGACGAAGCTCATCTGATTGCGTCCGCCCCGATGGAGCATTTAACATGGAAAGACGCTGACAAACCTTGGCAGCACCTAGCGTGGTGTTTTGAGTGGGATGAGTTTGTTAAGAATGGTTCTGTTAAAAGTAAGTTACCTTGCGCTCAAGACGCCACTAACAACGGCTTGCAGCTACTAGCCTGTCTAACCAAGTGCGAAGAGACCGCCTACTCAACCAACGCTGCACCCACACCATACCCTCAAGACATTTATGCCGTCATTGCATCCCATGTTGAAGCCAAGCTAATCAAAGACGCAGAGAATGGTAACTCTACCGCACGCAAGTGGGTCGCCTTTGGCATCGACCGTAAGACCACAAAGAGACCCACCATGGTTTACCCATACGGAGGGACGTTCTATTCGTGTCGTGCGTATGTTGATGAGTGGTATCAGGACAAGCTACGCAAAGAGCTACGCAACAACCCTTTCGGTGAGCAAGAAAGATACAAAGTTACAGGCTACCTTGCTAAGTATGTGTGGGAGGCTATCCATGAGGTGTTTGACCGACCTACAAAGTGCATGAAATACTTACAGGAAGTAGCCAAGGTTTTGACCAGAGCGGGTAAGGATGTTGAGTGGATAACGCCCACAGGATTCCCTGTTCTTCAGCACTACACAAAGCAAGTCAGCAAGTCGGTATCAACCAAAATATCTGGCGATGCAACGTGGGTAAACTTCCGCGACAGCACCGATGAGTTGAGTTTGGCAAGAGCCAAGCAAGGAATTTCTCCAAACTTTGTTCACAGCATTGACGCAAGCATTTTGACCAAGACAGTCATCGAGGCAAACGCCCAAGGAATATGGGACTTTTCGTGTATTCACGACTCGTTCGGGACCCACAGCAACAAGTCACAAATGCTTGCTGACGCCATCCGAAAATCAGCCTCAGAAATTTTTGAGGTTGACTTGCTTGGGGAACTGGACAATTCCTTGCGGCACTTCAACCCCGAGTTGGAGTTCCCAGAGTTACCTGAGTATGGCACCTTTGACCCAACAACAGTCAAGCATAGTCGGTATCTCTTCAGTTAAGAAACACATAACAAAAACATAACAACACATAACATGAGCAAGAACGCTCCCCAACTAACAACACCAATAGGAACCGCAGTATACCCTAAGCTTGTCCACCCGGACACAGCCTTTGATGACGCTGGAGTTTACAGTTGTAAGCTTCACGTAACGAAGGAAGAGTTTGAAGAGTTCAAGGCCAAGGTAGACCCACTTGTCGAAGCGGCTTACAAGGCCGAGTGCGAGAAGCAGGGCAAAGAGGTTCGCAAAGCTGCCTCCCAGCCAATCCGTATCACCGACAACGGAGACTACGAAATCTACGCTAAGCAGAAGGCCAAGGTTCTCACTCGTAACGGAGAGACCTTGGAGTTCACCATCCCTCTCTTCGATAGCAAAGTGAAGCCCATCAAAGACGAACCACGCATTGGCTCTGGTTCAAAGATAAGGATGAGTGTTACATTCAATCCTTGGTTTGTTCCCTCTCAAGGGTTCGGCTACACTCTTCGCTTAAGAGAAGCGCAAGTGCTTGAGCTTGTTGAATACTCAGCCGGCGCTAAGTCCTCCGGGTTTTCGGCTGAAGCAGATGGTTACACAACCAGCGGCGAATCCTTCTCTGAAGTCCTGCATGAAGGGGAAGAAAAAGTCGCGCCGTTCTAAGGCTGGTTATCGTTCACGTTTCGAGGAGAAGGTAGCGAACAACTTAGAAAAGATGGGCGTTGCCTTCTCCTACGAGACTGAAAAGCTAACCTACACGGTCTTTAGAACCTACAAGCCTGACTTCATTCTTCCGAATGGTGTCATCGTAGAAGCAAAGGGCTACTTCACTTCAGCCGACCGCTCAAAGCATCTTCGAGTCCGCGAAGCGCATCCAGAGCTAGACATACGCTTCTGTTTCCAGAACGCGAGTAACAAGCTTAACAAGAACAGCAAGACAACCTATGCTGACTGGTGCGACAAGAAAGGGTTCCAGTGGTGCGAGAGGGTCATACCACTAACATGGGTTTCATAAAAACACACCAGCCATGCGAGGAATGTGGAAGCAGCGATGGTCTATCCATCAACGACGACGGAAGCACAAAGTGTTTCGTCTGCGGCATCTTCACTCCCGGGCATGGCGAGAAAAAACACACACAAGAAATGAGTATTACAACAGGGGAGGTTCCCCAATTTTTGCAGGGAGAGTTTATGCCAATCCCCTCACGAGGCATCCACAAAGATGTCTGTCAGCGGTATGACTACCGCATCGGCTCCCACCAAGGGAAGGCTTGTCACATAGCCACATATCGCAACCCGGACAGGAGCATAGTTGCTCAGAAGGTTCGCTACGAAGGTAAGGACTTTACCTCTATTGGAAGCCCCGGATACTTCTGGGGGCAGCACCTCTGGCCTAACGGCGGCAAGAGACTGACGGTTACCGAAGGAGAGATTGACTGTCTCACCGTAGCCCAAGTCGTGGGCGAGGGTAAGTGGCCGGTTGTTAGTCTACCCAGCGGCGCACAGTCAGCTAAGAGTGTATTCAAAAAGCAGCTCAAGTGGCTCGATAAGTTTGAGGAGGTTGTCATCATGTTTGACAACGATGAATCAGGCAACAAAGCCGCTGAGCAATGCAGCCACATCCTACCCGCTGGTAAGTGCAAAATTGCTAGGCTGACGCTCAAGGACCCTAACGAGATGCTGACCGAAGGGCGTAGCCGGGAACTCATCGACGCCTACTGGCAAGCCAAGGTGTGGAGGCCCGATACTATCATGGAGGGCACCGAGCTGTTCGAACGGCTAACCACCACCAAGGTAAACGAAAGCGTGTCCTACCCGTGGGAAGGTCTCAACGAAAAGACACACGGTCTACGCTTGGGTGAGATTGTAACCATATGCGCTGGCTCCGGTATTGGTAAGAGTGCGGTGACCAAAGAAATAGCTCACCACCTAATCAGAAACACCTACCGAAAGATTGGTTACATCGCCTTGGAGGAATCCATTGAGCGTACAGCAAACTCCATAATTGGCTTGGAGATGAACAAGCTTCTTCACCTTGAACCAATCAAGGTTGACGAAGACTACAAAAGGGCCTTTAACGAGACAGTGGGTAACGGACGTATGTTCTTCTACGACCACTGGGGTAGCCTTGAGTCCGACAACCTGCTTAACCACATCCGTTACATGGCAAAGGCCCTTGGAGTGGAATACATCGTGCTCGACCACCTGTCTATCGTGGTTAGCGGTATGGACAGCGGCGACGAGCGCAGGATGATTGACAATACCATGACAAAGCTGCGGGGACTCGTTGAAGAGTGCAAGCTAGGTTTGATACTGGTCAGCCACCTTAAGCGCCCGGACGGTCGAGGGCACGAGAACGGAGCAGAGACCACGCTGGCACAGCTACGAGGTAGCGCCGCCATCGCTCAGTTGTCCGACTGCGTCGTAGGTCTTGAGCGAGACCAGCAAGACGCCGAAGCACGCCATCTAACAAACGTGCGAGTTTTGAAAAACCGCTTCAGCGGGGACACAGGTATGGCAACAACACTTCGTTATAGTCAAACCACCGGACGGCTGGTAGAAGAGGAAATCACACAACCAACAGAAAACGCCAACAATGACCAACCCTCACCCTTCTAACGTATGGAATTCAATAGCGACTTTCGCTATGACCTCAAAGTCGGTCAAGTTGCTGAACAGGCGCTCGCGGCGATTTTCGAGGGCAAGAAAGTTGAAGTTAAACGTGACCGGAAAGCGCGGCTTACTGGGAATATATTTGTCGAGTATGAATCCAGAGGTAAACCCTCGGGTATTTCAACCACAGAAGCGGACTACTGGTGTTTTGTTGTGGAGGAGACTTTCATCCTTCTCACGGCCCAGCGCCTCAAGGAGATTGTTGAGACACTCAAGGGCACTGACAAGGAGCGCACAGGCGGGGACAACAACACCTCGCGTGGCGTCTTAATTAGAATCTCTGACATACTTACAACAAACAACAAATGAAGCGGCTCATTTTTGATATTGAGACAAACGCCATCAAAGACTGGGAGCGCCTGACTGACCTTCACACCATCCATTGCATCTCGATAATGGATATGAAGACGGAGAAGGTGTATTCCTACAATAGCCAGACCAAAGGAGCTATTGAGAGGGCGTTGGAAATCCTTGGCTCTGCTGACACAATCATCGGGCACAACGCGATTGGGTTCGATTGGCCTGCCTTGTTGAAGTGGAGCAACAACTCCGAAGCCCTGACTATTGACCAGCCGTTTGTAGCGGACACCAAGGTCATGGCTGCGTGTATCCACCCGGACCTAAAGAACGACGACTTCAAGAGAGAGGACTTCCCAAAGAACCTCTACGGTAGTCACAGCTTAAAGGCTTGGGGTATACGCTTGGGCATCCACAAGGATGACCACGGTGCCACCGAAGACTGGACGGAGTGGAGTCAGGAGATGCAGGATTACTGCGAGCAGGATGTTCGGGTAACCTATGCCCTGTTCCAGCATCTCATGGGCAGCGTCCCCAGTAAGCAGATGCTTCTTCTTGAGCATGAGTTTGCCAGCGCTATTCGTGTTCAGGTTGCTAACGGATTCCCCTTTGACGAGGACAAAGCCAGAGAGCTTGCCTCTACCTTGATGAAGAGACGGGTGGACCTTGAGGATGAGCTACAGGAGCTGTTCG